CCAGCCGTAGCAACAGAAGTCCAAATAGCTCCGGTTGTCAGTTTGATTTTAGAAACATCTGCCGCACCTGTATCAAAAGTTACGCCTTCATCCAAAACCGGGAGTTCCATATCTGCCCCTTTCAAAGCATTAAGAGCTTGATTAGCAGTAGCGATGAAATATACATTTTTCATCTGTGAGAAGAGTGCTTTCAACTCTTCAAGAGTTTTTGTAATTGCAAATTCAGCCATAATCGTATTATTTAAAATTTTGTGTTATTTTATTATCATTTTAGCCTGAATAATCAAGCAATGAAAACCTAATCCATCATCACCTCCGGGCAATAATCGTGGAGTCGTAGCAGAAAACAATTCATTCGATAGCGGGAATTTATCTATCACGGCTTGTTGCATTGTTTCTAATGCGTCAGTCGCTTCAATTCCATTCTTACGGTTCCTTACAAAAACTTCGATTCTGCAATAGGTGTCTTGATAAACATGCCGATCATAAATTCCTATCGGAAGAGATACTACAACAAAATCTTTCATTGTGTCCTCGTTAGCGGCGGGACGGTCAGTTACAAATACATTGCGACTTACATCACCAAATATCTCCGTCAGCTTTTTCAATATGTCCTTCCTGCGAAATCTCGTTCTTCCCATTACTTCATCGGTTTTAAATTAGAGAAGAGAATATTACTCGCTTTCTGAAATGTATCAGTCAGCACATTAGCATTATTTCGATTCTCCAAATACGTTGAATATTCAGTACCCGTACACATCACTATCGCAAATCCATTATTGCAATCCGGTTTGTATGTTTTCAGAAAATTCAAAGACAAGTTCTCACCATAATCACCATCCGTTTTCATGGTTCCTCTCAAACCTCTGTCTTTTCCGTCATAATCAGGAGATAGATAAGCATATTCATCTTCTGTCAGTTTTGCCCGGATTGGTTGAGGCATGTTGTCCCCACTGCAATAGTAATATGAGAATCTTCCATCTATGTACAATCCACAGGCATAGCTCGTTATCGTGTTTCCGGTAAAATTACTCCACCCACGTTTCTTTTTGACCGCATCATCCACCAATGCTTCACAAACCCTCACCAAGTAGTCATAGATAAACACTGATACAATTTCTCCGGCTTTTTTCATTCCAGCATCAAATAGATTATTGTTATTCATATCATCAGTTTTTTGCAAGATTGAAATAAACGGTTGTTCCCAAATTTCCGGGGTAACAGTCTGCAACCATACATTCGGTAAAAGTTCCTACACGGTCTGTCACATCTATTAAATATCCCGTTTTGATACCTTCTATTACCCCCGGAATACTTAACGCATAGTCAGCCTTTACCACATTTTCTGTTTTAAATGTGCGGAGTGAGGTATTACCATACTTCCGGCACTCTCCTTCATAGAGAATATCTCTTTTACCTTCCGAAAACGAAGTTTCACCTTCCATCCGGTAAATGGTACATTTGTGCGGGAATCGTGGATTATTTGGTTTCATCTTATACCAAAGTGTACTATTTTCATTTTACTTTTACCCGGCATGTTCTCTCCCCATTTCTCATATAGCTCTTTTGCCATAGCCCGTAACTCCCTTTTATCAAAAGCTGAAGTCTGCCAGCCACCTTCAACATGCTTCCATCCGCCATCACTGTCCTCCGTGTTATTTTGTGTACTGGGAGTAGCTGCACACCATAAATAAAGGTCAGCAGTACAAAGGTCAAGTTGCTTTTCTGTCAGCGAACTTGCCATTGCTCCGGCTGCAATTTTTCGTTTGAAGAGAATGGAATTAAGGGCATTGTCAGCTATTTGATAGCCAACAACACCTCTTAAATATTCTTCAATCGGCATATCAATATGAGAAACCGTATCTTCCATTATTTACTTGCCTTTACAGTCAGGTAATACATTTGTCTCACCACATTCGGCACGCACAATGCTGTAAGCTCACTCGAAATCTTCTGTACCTTGTTGTAGGCATCAAAAGTCTGTGTGATTACGGTACGTCCTTCATCATAGAAAGCAATACGAGCCGCCGGATCATTGATTACGATTGGAGTTACCGCCTTGATCGTACCGATACGAGAGGAAGGAACGAAAACAAATACATTTTCATCGAAACTCTGCAAAGTCGGAGTAGAAACCGTGCGAGTTTTCTTGTCGAACTTCTCTACAACGGAAACACTATCAATAATGGTAATCGGAGCACCAACATACTTCTCTACCAAGACCTTCATTTCATCATCCAGCAAGCTCACGCCAATTTGTACGGCAGCATCAGCAGTAGTAACCAACGGATTCTTGATGTATCCGAGAGACTGTCTTACAGCCGGAATCATAATGAACTTGTCCCATGTAATCTTGTTTACTTCGATATGGTCTACCGGAGCATAGCAAGTCTGACGAATATAAGTAACCTTGTTTTTCAGGTCTTCCAATGGTGTGATACCCGTATTCAGAGTACCATCTTTCTTCCACCAAGCAATTTCCCAACGGTTCTTGCCGGGCACATGGAAATCAATGCTGACACCTGTAATACCTTGCGGGTTGTTTTCCGCGATAATATCAAACTGACCTTTAGATACAGCTTGATGACGTTGGAACTTCAAAGAGTTGTAGTTACCACCGAGCAACATATCAGTGCTTTCAAACAGCAAGTTTTCAACACTTTGTGCCATACGTTCAGAGAACACCCCGAACTGTTGCAATGCTTGCATGTGCAAGCGAATTTTAGCTTCATCAATGTTGAACTCATGCTTCATACGAGGCATCTTGTCACTACCAAGCTCAAAGCCTTCGGTATGCTTAACCGGACCCGGTGAATCGAAATCAACATACGTTGCCATCGTATATACACGAGCGGTTGCGGAGATTTGCTTAAACTCAAAATCATCCTGCATATCCGGTTCCCAATCAAAACCGGGAGTTTCGGGCTTATTATACTTTTCAGCAAACATTTCGTCAATGTACTCCTGAAAAGAAATTCCATTGTTTTCAAGCCCACGGGCAATCAAATCATAAAATTCTCTATCTCTAACTTCCATAACTTACGCCTCCTTCTGAAATAAAATATTAGGAACCAATGCTTTGAAAATATCCGGGATAGGTTGAATACGGTCTGCATAAACCTTTCCACTCCATACAACCGTACAAGTGGCTACTTGCGTACCTTCCTCGATATAAGCATCATTCTTTGTCAGACCTGACATGTTTGTGATAGCCATTTTTTGAGATGCACCTACGGCGGCTGCTACGGTCAGAATATCCCCTTCAGCGATAGTATCAGGATCAGCACTCAAAGTAACAGTAGCTTCATTTCCATCAATGACAACTTTCGTCACCTTCACGCCTGTGCCCGTACCGTTAAGAGAATCGGGTACTTTCATTAAGAATTGACCTACGGTTGGAGTCGGAAGCCCCATACCAACAGTCACTTTCAATGTGGTGCCAGTGCTACCTTCCAATGCCTCATAAAATTCTAAGCATTTAGAAGTACCTCCGGTTTTATCAAGATATACGGGTGTTCCTGCGGGAATAACATCTCCCACGTCCGGCGTCTTCTCAAATACGCCGCCACCGTCTACCTTGCTAAATACATCTTTCCATACTGGAAATGCACCACCAAACTTTCTTGTCTTACTACCAAAAGTATTACCAATCATTGTTATGCGTTTTAATGTGTTTGTAATAAATTAATTATCTCATTTTGCAACGGGCAAATCACCTGATTTTTGGTGACGCTCTTTAAACCTTTTCAGTGTTTCGTTCTTCGTGTTTTGTTGCTGTTGTTGTCCGGTTCTCGGCACTGCACCATTTCCACGGCAAGCACTGAACTCTTTGTCATAAGCCGGAAGAAGAGACTCTACAAGTTCATCTACAGATTTCTTAGAATCCAATTCTCCATGTTTAGCCAGAGTCGTATTCAATACATACTCGTCACTTATACCTTTAGCTTTCATTCCGGCAACGACTTTCTCACGCAATTCACTTTGGCTCTTTGCTTGGTCTTGTCTGTCAAGACGTTCGCGCAATTCTTTGTTTTCATTCTTAATACCTTTCAGCAATTCAAGAATTTCATTGTCCTTACCTTCCTGCGTAGTATCGTTAGCTTGTTGCTGATTAGGTTTGTAGCTCTTTTTGAACTCTTCAACCTGTGTAGATACATCGTGACTGAAATTACCATCAAGCGATTTCAGGAAACCCACGTGCTTTTCCCAAAACGCATCATCCGGCTCTGCACCTTCAGTTGGTAAATTACTACTGACGTAATCCGTCAGCGTTCTTTGTGACAGACTGGTTTTTCCAATTCGTGTCGTAATCTCGGATAAGATTTGTTCTTTTTCCATCGTGCGTTATTTTGTGTTTGTGTATAAAAAAAGAGTCAGACAATGCTTTTT